CGCGCAGACCGTCTGCCCGGGCGAGAGGCCGCGGCACCAATCGGCGCCGACCCCGATACCCCCGGAAAAGACCACGGACGGGAACTCGTAGTAGCCGTTCGGCGCGCTGGCGCCGTAGCTGTTGAGCCACAGGACGCAGGGATGATTCGACAAGTCCCCGTCCACGCCGGACGCACTCCAGCGGAACGGCTGGCCGAGGGCGGCGGAGCTGGGGATCTGCCCCCGGACGTCGAAGTAGCCGACGATCCCGGCCGTGGCGGGGAGGGGCAAGAAGGCGGCCAGGACCAGCAGGGCGAGGGCTGCGCTGACGATTCTCTTCATTCGGATCTCCTTTAAGAAGGGGAAGGAACGCCCAGGAGGGCGCCCCCTGATTCTGTCACCCTGCTACCATCGTAGGCAATGCGACGCTTCAGAAAGCGGGGGGAGGCACCGTGACCGGCTCGCCGGGCTCCTGGGAATGGCTCCTCGGCCTCGCGGGCCCGGTGCTTGTGGCGCAGGCCGTCGCCGGCCTAATCGGCCTCGGGGGTCTGATCTTCGTCATTCGCCGCTTCCTCGGATCAGACTTCCCCGCCTTCCGTCAGGAAATCAACGGACGGCTGGACACCTTGCACGTTGACCTCAGCCGCCTGCGGGAAGATCTCCAGCTTTCGAAGACGGACCTCGCGCGCCTCGCGGAGCGGCATGAGTCTCTCCGGGGCCGCGTGGATCGGATGGAGGACCGAGAGGAGCGGAGCGGCCTTGACGACACGCGGGGGGGGGGTCGGCGTGGCCCCCGGAGCGGCGGATGACCGAATCCGGAGCGCCTCCCGTTCAGCCCGTCCACTTGGTAGTGGATCTCGGGAAGGGCATGGTAATCCTCCCCTCGTGGCTGGCGGTTCTCTTTCTCGGCCTTTTCGTGCTGGCCTCCGTCGGCCTCCTCCTCGTCTGGGGAACGATCCGGGAGGAGGTCCGCGAGATCAGAGTTCTGGAGCTCCACGTCCAAGACGTAGAATCGGTCCTGATCCAGAGCGGCATCGCGCACCGGCGAGACTTCGCCGTTTGGGGTCCTGACAGCGCCCCCGCCGCGCGACCCGACAAACCAGGGGAGAAATAGGCCATGCCATGCGGTCAAATCTGCAAAGAGATTCTCGACGGCGCCGCCGCCCTCGTCCAGTCCGTCACGTGTATGGGCAACAGCCTCAACCATCTGGCCGCCGGGCCGCCGCCGGACGAGCTGCGGAAGGACTTCATGGACAAGGCCCGCGCCGCCGCAGAGTCGGCTCAAGCCATCGCGAAGTGGTGCAGCGCCAGCTCGGGAACCTGATGCTCCTCGCCCTCTCCCTCCCGCGCACCGCCTGCCTCCAGGACCCCATGCTCATCGGGGTCCTGATCGCGGCCAATGCCATCATCGCCGTCGCCTACCTCGGGATCTCGCTCAACATCGCCTGGATCGTCGCCCGGGCCCCCTCAGTCCCCTTTCCGGCGGTCTGGTGGCTCTTCTCCGCCTTCATCCTGGCCTGTGGGGGGACGCACGCCGCTGGGGTGCTGGTCTTCTTCCGCGCCGCCTTCAACCTGGAGGCGTTCATCTGCGCCGTGACAGCGATCATCAGCATGGTGACAGCCATCCTCTTCAGGGCCTGGCGCCGGCCGATCCTCCGCGCCCTCCAGGATTACGACAGCCTCGGCCGCCGGGTGGGCCTCGCCGGCCTATGAGCCCAGCCGAGCTCTCCTCCTTGGTCACTTCCCTGGCCGCCCTCCTGGCGGCGGGGGGGTGGATCGCCAACATGGGAATCAAGGCGGCCGAGCGGCGGAAGACGGAGGCGGAAGCCCGCACCCTGGAGCTCGACGCGGGCGGGGCGAAGACGGTGCGGCTTTTCGACTTCGCCGAGAAGACGATCGACCGTCTCCAGGAAGAGCTCGACCGCGAGCGAGCCGCCCGGGCCGCCTTCGAGAAGGACTTTCGCGAGCGGGAGGCCGAGTGCCAGGCGGATCTCCGGGCCGTCAAGGAGCGACTGGGGAAGCTGGAGCGCAGGGGCGGCGTAGAAGCGGGAGCATGAGCGCGCCCCTCACCCCCTCCGAGACCCTCTTCCGCCAGCGCCTGCTCGCCTGCGCGGGCCTATACACCGGCAAGCTGGACGGGGAGTGGGGGCCTAAGACGGACGCTGCGTCCCGGGCCTGGGATGCAGCCTACGCCGCCGTCCGGGAGCAGATCGAGCGGTTCGATGGCCGGACCGAGGCGACGCTCCACACCATCCTCCCGGCCGCCCAGCGGCTCATGCGCGGCCTCCTGGTCAAGCTCCGGGCCGCCGGCCTCGACGCCCGGGCGATCTCGGGGACCCGCACATACGCCGAGCAGGCCGAGCTCTACGCGCAGGGCCGGGGCGGGGACGGGCGTGGGACGGTGACGAACGCCCGGCCGGGACAGAGTCTGCACAACTTCGGGATCGCCATCGACCTTGGCCTCTGGGAGGGCGGGCGATACCTCCCCGACTCCCCCCTCTACGGCCGAGCGGGCGCGATCGGGAGGGAGGTCGTGGGCCTGGAATGGGGAGGCGATTGGCGATCGTTCAAAGACAAGCCGCACTATCAGGCCGCCACCGGCCTCTCCCTGCCCCAGATCCGGGCGGCTTTCGAGGCCGGCCGGCCGTTCTTGCCGGTCAAGTAGGCCGCGCAAGCCGGGCCAGCCCGATCAGCAGCTCGGCGAAAGGCTCTGGGGTAAGCGTCCGCTCCCGATTCGACAACCGGGCGGGAGCGACGAATCCAGCCGCCACGGCGCGCCGCCTCTCCTCGGTCGAGTGGAATCCCAGGTCCATCTTCTCGCGCTGCGGGGCTGGCCCCCAGATAAGCTCCGGCGGCTCGGGGCCGTAGTAGAGCAACCAGGTGGGCTTCCGCACCCGGTGCCCGTAATGCCCCTGCTCGACGCAGCAACACCAGCCGCCGCAGAGGCCTCGGACCCATCCTCCGGCCCGCGGGGGCTTCGGCAGGCGAAAGGCCCGCCAGGCGTGGGAGGCCTCCGGGTGCTCAAGGACGCCGCCCCACCGCCGGACGGCCGCCAACGCGGCGGCGAAACACCCGGCATCGTCGCCGCCTTTGTACCGACCGGCCGCGCTCGGACCTCCGCTCCAATACCTCCCCCACCGGGCGCAGGGAGGATGGAAGATCCCCGGCCACGGCCCCGAGTACAGCCGGGCGTCCCGGCTTTCGGGCCAGAGGTCGACATCCTCGCGGCCGGCGTAGGGGCCATCGGGCAGTACGTACAGAGCGGCCACCATCGGGGGAGTAGACTCAAGGGGCGGCGTCATCACTTTTCCCAGCCGTAGAGGAGAAATCGCATGGGCTTCATCGATCCGACCCTCCGCCGGCGACTTGCCGGCATCGCCTTCCTGGTGCTGATTCTCGGGCTCGCCGGCTGTGCGTCAACTCCAATCCACCCGGGAGCCGCCAACGCCACCGACTCCCGGCTCTACGACAGCCTCGTGAGCGTCCAAGCCTCGATCGAGCAGGCCAAGACCGATTTCGGGTCCGACCCCGCCGCAAAGCCCTACCTCAACAAGATCATCACCGCCTACAACGGGGCGCAGGACGCGTACAAGAGCTACCACGAGCTCGCCGTCCAGGGCCACGCTCCGGACGCCACGGCACTCCAGTCGCAGATCGCCGCCATCGTCCAGGACCTCTCCGCCCTCCAGGCGCAGTTCAAGAAAGGAGCCCCGAAGTGAGCGCCGATACTCCCCTGCCCTCCGATCCGTCCCCGAACGTCTCCGCACAGGTGCCCACCCGCTTGGACGTCATCCTCGACGACGCTACCCTCGTGCTCGCCACGATCACCGGCCTGGGGGGACTCATCAACCCGGGCGTGGCGGCAGGCGGCGCGCTCGCGGGCAAGCTCCTCGCGCTCGTCTCCGCCGGGGTCAAGGCTCACGAGAGCATCACCGGCCAGCCACTCGATCTCTCGAAGCTTCACCGCATCGATCTCATTCCCTGAAGAAAGGACGGCGGCCGCCATGCCCGTAGATCCCCTGTCCGCCACCGCCGGCCTGGTCCTGTCCCTGGCCTTCTCCTACATCCCCGGGCTCTCCGGGGCCTACGCCCGGCTCTCCGAGACCACGAAGATGCTGGTCATGGCCGTCCTTCTCGCTATCGTGGCGGCCGGTTCGGTTCTCTGGGCGTGCCGCAGCGCCTCCGTTCTGACCGGTTGCGTCGGCGAGTCGTGGGGCGGATATCTCCAGGCCTTCATCTCCGCGCTGGTGGCGAACCAAGGCGCCCACCGGCTTTCCCCGCCCACCGCGGAGGTTAAGGCGGCCAAGGCCGAAAGCGCGGTCGCGGCGCCAGCCGCGTAGGCTCTAACCCTCCAGCTCCGCGCCGACCTCGGCCGTAGCCTCGCCCTCCCCCACGAAACGCAATTCCTCCTGATCGCCGGCCCGAACGTGGGCGGCCGCGAGATTCTTCACGGCCTGCCTGAAGTAGGACGGCTTCAGCTCCGCGCCGATTCCACGTCTGCCCGCGCAGACGGCTCCGTAGACCTCACTTCCGACGCCCATGAACGGCGTCAGCACCGTCTCGCCGGGATTCGACCAGAGCACCAGAATCCGATCGATCACGTCGAGCTGGAGGGGATGGATGTGACGCTCGTCTTCGGAGTCGCGCGCTTCACGGAAGGGGAGAACGCGATCGAGCCGCACATCGTCCCAGAAAGCACTGGCGTATTGCCGCCAGATCCAATGGCTGTAGCGGTTCTCGATCTGGTTCCCCGCCCATCCCCGGTACGACAAGAGCTCGGCCGGGATCTTGCGCTCGCCGGCGTATTCCATCAGTCCCCGCGGATGTGCAATCGGCACCGGGTTCGGCTTCCCCTTCTTTCGAAACATCAGGACGTAGTCGGCGCTCGCCACCGAGCACCGCGAGGAGTCATCGACGATCGTCTTGTGTGCCAAGCTCTTCGTCATCGTTCGGTTCCGGACCGTCAGCGGTTCCTTCCAGACGTGGTATCGGCCGGTATACCCGAAGCCGAGATTTTTGTGGAGGCGGATGATGTCGCCCGGAAAGTCTGACAGCTCGTCGCAGCCGCTGTTGCCCGTCGGCACGTCCATGCAGTGGACCGCCGTCATCCGGCCTGCCATCGTGGTCCGGTGGACCTCGCGCACGACGTGCTCGTAGTGCTCGAAAAAGCTCTCGTAGCTGCCGCAATTCGAGAGATCGCGGTCGCTGCTGGAGTAGCAGAAGAGCCCACCGAACGGGGGTGAGTAGACCGAGAGGTGTACCGATCCGTCGGGCAACGCACGCATCACGTCCATGCAGTCACCGTTGTAGATGGCGTATCGGTCGGTGACAACTTGATCGGTGATCAGGCCAGCCATGGGGGAACCTCCACGGGGGTTATGCCTTCGACCGATCGCGCGATCCGCAAGGCGTCGTTCATGTGGGCCACCAGTTCGGTGAACATCTCATCCGCTTGCGCGGCCTTGCGCTGGAGGTTCTTCAGAACCGCGAGGCCCGTGTTAGTCGCGACAATGTCGACCGTCACCGGATTAACCTGTCCGAATCGCCAGAACCGCCGGACCTCCTGGTAGTATTGCTCAAAGCTGTGGGAGGGAAAGACAGTCGTGTGGTCGCAGTGCTGCCAGTTTAGGCCGAAGGCTCCGATCTTGGGCTTGATCACCAGCGCTCGGATCTGCCCGGCGGCGAACGCGGTGAACTTCTCCTCTTTGAGCTCGGGGGAGTCCTTGCCGCTCACCTGGATGGCGCCTGCCACCATCTCGGTAAGCCGGTCCCCTTCGGGGTTGAGGTGGCACCACATGACCGCCGGCCGCCCGGTGTCGCGCACCAACTCCGCCGCCTTCTCGCAGCGTTCCTCGATCGTGCGCCGTTGCTCTTCGCGCTCCTCGTGCAGGCCTTGCGGCGTCACGGGAAACAGCATGCCCTCTGGTAGGGTGCGAGCCTCGACTAAGTGTTCAACCTCGCGAAGCTCCGGAAGAATGAACCGGGCGTCGTCGAATCCAAGGTCCGATGGCCGACGGAGCGCCCGCGCCCACGAGCAGACCCACTTCCAGAACGGCTCGCGAGCGTGGCCCTTGAACCGCCAAGCGGGCGACTGATAGGCCCTGGGCGCTCCGTAGCCTTTCCATCGGCCCCGGGTGTCCGAGGTATTCCGATCGTTCTTGAAGAACCGAGCGAGCATGTCCATGTAGCCTAAGTATCCAAGCGCCTCGCTCGTGGTCCCCAGCTCCGTGTAGTCGTTCGGCGCCGCGGTGGCCGTACAGGCGAGGCGGTAATCCATCTTGCGCATGAAGTCCGTAATGATCTGCCTGCGCGCTCCATCGTAGTTCTTGAGGATGGAGCTTTCGTCGAGCACGATGCCGGAGAAGTCGGCGGGGTCGAACAGGTGCAACCGCTCGTAATTCGTGACCGTGATGCAGCGATGAGCCGCGCCGTCCACCGAGCGCTTCGCCTCGATCCCGAACTTCTCAGCCTCAAGGAGGGTCTGCGCCGAGACGGCCAGGGGCGTGCAGATCAGCGGCGGCCGGTTCGTGTGGCGCAGCACGTTCTCCGCCCACACGAGCTGCATGGGGCTCTTCCCCATCCCGCAATCTGCAAAGGTCGCGCTGCGGCCCAGGCGGAGGTTCCAGTCCACGAGCGATGCCTGAAAGTCGAAAAGGAAGTCCGGCATCCAGAGCGGAGCGAAGCCGCTGCCGTCGGCGCGCTGCGCCTTGCGTTCTAGAAATGCTTCGTAATCAGGTAGGATCGCTGCAGCCACGAGCACCTCCATGCTCTTCGGTTAGGGCCGGTTCGGTGGTGAGACACCGGGCCGGCTCCGTTGACTCTACCGCCTCCAGAGCTACGCCGCAATCCTCCATGCTCAAGTTCGCGATCCCGAGAGCGGCCTTCGCAGCCTGCCTGCCGACGAAATGCGCAGCCGGGATCCCCTTGACCCTCTCCAGTTCGCCGGCCGCAGCAGCTTGGGCATCGAGGCCAAGATTCTCGGCCGACGCGTCCAGGGTCATGGCGACCTGCGCGAGCTCCCTTTTCACGTCGCCCGCCGGCCGCGAGTAAACGCGTTCCGCGATCCTGCTGACGAGCTCGCTGGAAAGTCCCTCGGCTTGAGCAAGCTCGATGCACTCCTCAAGAAGGCGAGCGGCCCTCTCCCGTCGATCCAGTGCGATCGGGCCGAAGGTAGAGACGGCCCAGGACAGAACCTCGCTCTGCCGGCTCACTCCCCGCCCTCCCGCTCCGCCAGCCACGCCAGGGCCGCCTCGCGCTTCAGCCGCTTCGTCTCCCGGACCTTGGCGATCCGGGCCAGCCGGTCGGCTTCCGGTAGTGCGTGCAGGGCCCCAGCAGCTTTCCGGGCCCGCGCCACCCGCCTTCCGGGCGCTGTCCTCGCCTCCCGAGTCCTCGCCCCCGCGGACCGGCTCTCGTGGCTCTGGGAGGCCAACCGCGCCGCCGCCGCCCGCTTCCCAATGTCCCGCCGCTCCTCTTCCGTCTTCCTCGCCCACGCCGCCTTGGCGGACGCGCTCCGGGTCGAAGAGAACCCGTTGAACGCCTTCGTCCGCTTCTTGATCGTGGTCCAGTGCTTCCCGCAGACCTCTCGAGGGGCCTTGCACCGGCGGATCGGAACCCCCAGGGCGCTCCGACCCTTCGCGTAGGACGGGCCCCCGCAGTAGGGGCAGGGCGGCCCCGGGGGCTTCGCCGCGCGGCTGGCCCGTCCCGAGATCTTTCCGCAGTTGGTGCAACGGTAACGGACCTCTCCGGAGTCGTAGTGCCCGTTCAACCGGGTTCTCCCCCCGCAGGCCTGACACGGAGGGTGGAGCGGGGGCTCGCCCTCGGGCGGAGCCGGGGGTTGACGCTCCGCCTCCTCCCTTTTTCGGGCCGCTTCCTTCTCCTCGCGGGTCGGGAATCCTCGCGATCCGATGTGCTTACGAGGTGATCGCATGGCGTTCGGAGCCGCGCCTTTCTTGTGCTCAGGAAATGGTCGCGTGGCGTCGCTGGACTGACCCAGGAGGCAGGCCGGGACGGGTCCCTGGAAGGCCTCCGGCCGGACCTCGGTCTCCCGGTTGGCTGCGTCCCGCCGGCCGGTCCAG